ATAAATGGTTTTGTATCTTCTATATTTAATTTTTTATAGTTAGAAAATTGATCTTCAATTTTCTCATTTGTTATTGAAACACTATTTTCAAATTCTATATTCATAGTATTATTATTTGTAAAGAAATGATAGGTAATATCATTCATAATCATGTCACGAGGTTTATATAGTACAAACTGAGATGAAGAATCTACTATTTGAGGTAATTTTTTATTATTATTAAAATAATTTATTATTTCATGTAGTCTTATATTACAACATGAAAAAAATCCAGCATTATGATTAACTTTCAACATTATACTTATATTTATGTTTATTTTTTATATTTATAATTTATCATTATAATAAATTTTTCTGAAAGATTGTATATATTCATCTTTTAATATATGTGTTTTTAAATAATGTTCTGTAGTTTTATCTTCTAACATATGAATAATAAAAAAGATACTATAAACTCCGCACTCTGTGTTACCATACTGATGTTCTACAGGATGATTCTCATCATAATCAAACTTAATTTTGGGTGTCATTTTATCACCTTGTTCATTTAGTTTTTCAACAAAATCCTTTATTTCAATAGGCGCTGTTCTACCTACGCTATCAAAAAAAAAGATTTTACGTTTTTTTATATTAATAAACATGGAAATCCAATGTTCCCCAGGCTTATTATGCGGATCTGTATTGAATATAATACCTATCTTTGTTTTCCTGTTTTTGATTTGATCTTTTAAATCAAAATTACATAGTTCTTCCCACACACACTTACCATAAAATTGTTTTTTTTCAAAATCAATTGGCGTAGGGCCTATAAAATCGAAACACTTATATGCTTTTTCATATTGTTTCATCACTTTCGTAATATCGATGCTTGTTAGCCATTCATTTGGATTTTTCGTCCATTCGTATGGAGACTCTGGAGCAAATGAATCTTTAAAATCTTCATCCAATTGACCAAACTCATGTTTTTGTTTCAACCAACATGATTCTTTGTTACATACATTACTTAAATAATTTGATAGAAGACGGTGTATTTCTTTCGGTTCATTTGTTACTATTTTCACATCTGGATGGCGTATATTCCATTTATCTCTTAAACTTAATAATGATTTATTAGTATAACAGCTATAATCGTTTTTTTCGTTTTTATCTTTAGGACTACAATTCAATTTTTCCAATGATATATCTTGTAATCTGACTTGATGATTGTGTTGGTGTTTATGATTACGAATATTTTTTTTCATTGTCCTACGTCTGCTTTTGTATCTGTAATCTTTTCTATTATGGGTTCTTTTTTTTATGGTCTTCTTTTGTATCCTCGGCATAAACTATATTGATATTTTCTTTTTTTTGAATTCCTTTATTTCTTAATAGTGGATCATCTAAATGTATTTCTCGGAGTTTTGGTAATATTAATGGTTCTGCTTTTTTCAAAGATTTGATTTTTACAAAATTATCTAAATTGGACTTTGATTCAATTCTACGCATAAACAGTTTATTATCATCCAATATTTTTGTTTCATTATAGTTTGATACATTGTCTTCTTCATGATTATTATTTTTGGTTTCTTCATCGAGATATTTATAATCATCTTGAATTATATCATTTTTATCAAGTACTTTAAAATTACGTATACATGCTTTTAGATAATTATTAAACGCATAAAGTAAATCTCCGTCTACTAAAGTAGGTACGATAACCACATCATCATTTTCATTTTTTGGCGTTAATAATTCACGCGTTAAATTCAATATTCTTTTTCTGTAAAATTTCTTTTCTTTTCTAGTAATTTGCTTTGTTTTGTTTTTTGGTTGTATTTTTGTAGTCAAATCTTTATTTATTAAATAATCCAAACTAATCTGATCTATTAAATTGATGGTTGACATTTTACAATAAAATATTATTTATTTTTTCATATGTTTACGCTTTTTTGTCATTTTTGTCATTTTTGTAAATCCCTAATTTGACTTCGAGTTGAATTAGAAAACATATATGTACCAACTATATTCGAATCAGGATTTGGATTGAAACAATCAAATGTATCTTGTTTAAATAATAAATTATGTTGATTAAAGTTATTACCGCCACTAACATTTGGCTTGAATGAATAAGTATATAAATCACTGTTACTTTTTGGAACATATATAGATTGACTACATCTCTGTAGCGCAAATATTTGGTTTCTTAATTCAGATTCAGTATTTATATTAGACGCAAAACCAGACCATGGTGATTGTGTATTTCCTGGATTAAAAACTGTATGCGGATTGAAAGTTGGTAGTTGATCCATCTTGACATTTAATTCTTTTCTAGGATCGACAATTGGTAAATAAGAATATTTTGTCATAACTGGTCTTACATCTATATAAGGTTGTAACATTTGAGAAGGAATATTTCTATCATAAATTCTTCTATTTGTTTCATTATGTATTTCTGATACGCATTCTGTTTTCATAAATTTTATATCTATTATATTTATATATTTTTATTTATTTGTTTATTTGTTTACTAAATAAAATATATATTTATAAAAGATTTAAGTAATTATTATTATATACTAATAACAATAAACAAATGTGTGGTATTTTTTGTATATTAAATAGTGAACACAATAAAATAGACTTTTATAAAGAACAATTTTATAAAGGCGTCAATCGAGGCCCAGAAGACTCTAAATATATTATATATCATAATGTTTTTCTAGGGTTTCATAGGCTTGCTATTAATGGGTTGGATTCAATTTCAAATCAACCATTAAATATTCACAATGTTGTTCTAATTTGTAATGGTGAAATTTACAATTATAATTATTTGTATGATCTAATGAATATACAACCTTTTACAAATTCTGATTGTGAAGTCATCATACATTTATACATAAAATATGGTATGGAACAAACATTACAAATGTTGGACGGCGTTTTTTCCTTTGTTTTGTATGACTTACGATTAAAAGACAATATGAATAATTTTATTTATATAGCACGAGATCCATATGGAGTAAGACCTCTCTATTTATTAAAAGATAGTTCTCAAAATGATGTAATTGGCGTTGCTTCGGAATTAAAATGTTTGAATGAATTTGTTAGACAAAATGACAATTGTGAGATTCAACATTTTCAGCCAGGGACGTTTTCTAAATATTGTTTATCAGAAAAAGCCTGTTCTAAATGGGAATTAGTCAATGGAAAAGGAAACCAACCTTATTTTATACCAGGATTTCCACATAATTGTAATTATTACAAAAATGGCGATATGAAAGAGTATGAAAAAAATATTACTAATTATTTATGTGACTCTGTTCGAAAACGTTGTTTAAATACAGATCGCCCTATAGCTTGTTTATTATCTGGGGGGTTAGATAGTAGTTTAATTACTGCGTTAGTAAATCATTTTGTGAAATTAGATTTTGGATTAGATAAGAAGATTGAAACATATAGTATTGGATTGGCCGATTCAGAAGATTTAAAACATGCTAAAATTGTTGCTGAATATTTGGGTACAAACCATACTGAAATAATTATAACTGAAAAAGAAATTTTCGAGATTTTACCAGAACTTATATATACAATTGAAAGCTATGATACTACTACAGTAAGAGCAAGTATTGGTAATTATTTATTAGGAAAATATATAAGTAAAAATAGTGAGGCCAAAGTAATATTTAATGGTGACGGTTCTGATGAATTATGCGGTGGTTACTTGTACATGTCAAAATGTCCTGATTGTATAGAATTTGATAATGAAAGTAGACGATTGTTAAAAGACATTCATTTATTCGATGTACTACGCTCGGATAAATCAATATCGTCGAATGGGTTAGAACCAAGGACACCATTTTTGGATAAAACATTTGTGAACTATTATTTGTCTATTCCGCAAAAAATAAGATTTGATACAAATAAAACAATTGAAAAATTTTTGCTACGAAATAGTTTTACGAAAGCAAATTTTAAGGATTTGTTCGATAGACAAATTTTACCGGATGGTATATTATGGCGTCGCAAAGAAGCGTTTAGTGACGGTGTTAGCAGTAAAGGGCGTTCATTATATGTTATTTTACAAGAATTAATATCGATTAAATTGAATTATGAAAATTATTATAGCGGCGACAATGAAGGTTCTAAATACAACGCGGACATAGAAGTCGAAAAATTTTATTATAAGAATATTTTCGATTCTCATTATCCAAATTGTAGTAAAATTTTACCTTATTATTGGATGCCTAAATATACTAGTGCGAAAGATCCTAGTGCTAGAACATTGGATAATTATGATAATGCTGATAATACTGATGTTATAACACCATGAAATTACAACAATCAAAAATAATATTTACTAGTTTTATTTCTTTTATTTTGATAATTTTTTCGCGTATTGTTTTTCGTTGTTTTATTGAAAAAATCTTGTAAATGAAGCATTATTTTTTTACTTACTATTTTATCAATTTCATATTCTTTTTCTACTTTTCCGATTACTTGAAAATTATACAATTTAATATTTTTATTCATAAAATCACTCCAATCAAGCTGATCCATCGTGTTCAATAT